ATTACTGGCAGGCTCTCGCCATCTTGCCAGTGCATCGGCACAGCTGATGTCCAGGTCTCCTTGTGCTCTTGCCAGTGGGGCTCCCAGTCGGCAGGGTTCGTGGAGTTCGTGAGCCAGATCTCCATCTCGCTGTCGATGAACTCGGTGAGGACAGAGGTGTAGAGGTAGGCTGCGCCGTGAGGGATGCTTGCGACGTAGTCCAATACAAAGAGCGGATACTCGTTGTTGGAGAGTCGAATGACCTTGAGGATCTTACCATCGGCATCTGTGAAGACCGCTGAGATCATGCATCCTCGCTCCCACCTAAATCGATCGGCGTAGGGCTCTGGCTGGAAGTAGCCTTGATGCTTGACTTCGTCTTTTGGGTCGTCGGAGTTGCTGTATCCGTTGTTGCACAGTGGGAATTTCACCCTCTTGTACCCCTTGACAGGCACCTTGATGTAAGAGTAGAGGTTGCAGGCATTCTCGTTGGTGTAGCCCGCGCGGTATTTGTAGATGCACTCAGAGATGTTCTTGCCTTCCGACCCCTTAGGACAGCGGATATAGTGCTGTAGCACGGGCTTCAGCTTGCTCTCAATCGCTTTCATGTCATAGAGCTTCCCTTCTGGACGGCGTGGCTCATCGAGGAGCGAACTATACACCTGGTAGTCGGTGCAAGTGTCCCCGTCGTGGATGCCTTTGTACCAGTAGTGTGGCTCGTTCACCCAAATGCCACCCTCTTCTGCGTCAGCGAGGTTGGTCGGCGTGGATAGGTCGCGTGTGAGCCCATCAGCGTAGTAGCCGAAGTGGTCGTCTCTGAGCGGATAGACCACCATCTCTCCGCGCTTCTCCTCGCGACCGCGCCATCGGTGGCGGGTTTTGAAGATGCGTAGAAGGTGTCCAGATGGGGCGTAGGGCTTGTTAAAGCCGAACCCCGTCTGATTGTCGTGGTTGAACCAGCGGTCAGTGGCCAGCACCTCCTGCGTGAAGCCCTGCTTATCCACCGTGCGGTTGACGTACCCTACGATGGTGTACTCGGGTTGTCGGATGCTGAGCTCGGGGAAGTGAGCAGCGAGCTTGTCGTACTCGATATCCGTGATGAATTGCGTTAGGCGGTACGTCCCTACGAGCGCACAGGTTGTGGTGAGGGAGCCCGAAGCAGAGATCCCCCCCTTGCTAAGGAAGCGGTTGAGCCAGGCAACGTCACCCGTGCGATCAATGCCGACGATACGCAGGTGCGTCACAGCGGTGAGCTGCTCCAGGAGCGCCTCCCAGTCGATCTGTGGGCATCCCTCATACCAGAGGCGGGTGACAGCCTCAGAGTTAAGTCCTACGATCCCTTCTGTAGTGAGCTTGGGTAGGTAGCGTAGGCGCAGTGTTGTGAGCGTCTCAGGAAGACGAAGCTCTGTGATGGGAGCACCGTTAGCTAGTACAATATCTGTAAGCACCGTGTTCGACGCATCGAGCTTCTTGAGGCGAGGGTTGCCCGTGAGGTCAAGCGAGCGGAAGGAGGGCGAGCGAAGCCCCGCCACACTCAGCTCTTCAAGCACACGACACGCACCTACGGTGACGGCCGTGAGGGTTGTCTGACCTGTGGTACATGAGACGTTGAGCTTCGATAAGCGGTAGCACTTGTCGAAGTTCGCCGTACCGACGATGTAGGCACTCACATCTGAGAGGTCAAGCTCCGCCATACGACTCGCGCCGTAAATGTTCTGCGGGTCGTTGACGATGAGGTCGATGTCCAGCTCAAGCGACACCTGAGATCCCGTGCCGTCAGCTCGCACGCCCGAGACATGGGGAGCCTTAGAGGTGTAGCCATAGCCAAAGTAGTAGCGCTCGCTGGCCGTGATGCTGATGCGCTTGCGGTCGGAGCTAAACTGATGGGCAAAGTAGAGGCGCAGCGCATCGGCTCGATACGTACCCGCCAGGTGCTGGGCGTCGAGCAGTGCAAAGCGGTCGTTGATCATCGCCGTGCGGTGAGCATAGCGCGAGCCCTGCAGACAGTAGAGGTAGTCGATGCCGCTTGCCGTATAGGGCTGGAGGTACTTGTACTCACCGTCCTTGTTGTACGCGCGCTCGGACCAGTTCGCCATGAACTTGCCGTTGAGCATCTCCAGTACTCGCTCCTTACTCATCGTGGCGCGGATCTTCTGCGCCGTCTCGTGGAGCTTGTCGGGGAGTGCCTCTCTGACGAGCTGCCAAAGGATGGAGTCGTGACCTGCATAGGCATAGGAGCCGATCGTCTCGTCGAAGGTGTTCTCGTCAATAGTGTAGTCGTAGACGACCTTACCATCGTTACGCACCCCGAGGACCGTATCGTTGTCATAGGGTAGGAAGTACCAGTGCAAGCCGTCCCAGGTGGCGAGCATCATGTTCTTGGCGCGCTGGTCCACCATCATAAAGTACTCAGTGAGGACGTACCACCCCGTGAGGCTATCCACGTCGAAGTAGTCGGCCACCTCACGCTTAAACTTGGTGGGGTTGCCCTTGCAGTTGATGATCCACTTCCACAGGCGACGTACGGCAGTCTTCTGTGCCTCGCTGGCCGTGTCCCACTCAACCCCGTCGGGGTGGCGGAACTCGAGCGCCGTCTTAAATGTCGCCATGTTGTCCGTGGCAAAGAGAGCGAGTGGCTCGGAGTTGTTGAGGAACTCCAGACACATACACTTGTCGTCCTTGACGAAGCCGAAGACCTCCTCACTACCACTCTTGTCGTTATTGAAGTTGTACTTGCCGAGGTAGGTGTTGTGGCCAGACCCGTCGAGGTCGAAGAAGGCGTCCATAGGGAAGCCGTCGATAGCTATTCGAACGCCCTGCGAAGCCTTCTGTGGCGGAGTTAGAATGCCTGCTCTGCGGAAGGTCTCGTCGATGAGCTTCGCCAGCCCCGTATTGTGCGTCGACGAGCTCTCAGCGAAGTCCGCCTTAATCGTGAAGATCGACACAGGTACGGCTCCAGGCGTAAAGGCATACTTAAGCTCCTGCTGCTCGATGCCGCCCACCGTGAGGGTGGTATTGTACTTCTTCTTGCGGTCGAGGTAGATGCGGTAGTTCTTTCTGGGATAGGTCGTGGAAGACGTCCCCTGGATGCGCAGCCCAGCGCCCTTACAGACGAAGTCGTACTGCTTGCCGAAGCCCGAGTAGAAGTAGATGTCTACCGATACCTCAAACTTCTTCGTATTGGTCTCATTGACGAGGGGCACGTTGCCTACGATGCGCAGCACGCTCTTACCCTGACTGCGGAGCTTGTCGAGGGAGACAGCTCCGTCGTCGCCGAGGACATCGTTGCGCTCGTAGAGCGTCACGACCTCAGCAGCATCAGGGCGAGAAGCTATGTAGTTGCTGAGCACCTCATCGTCGGAGAGTGCGCGACCATAAAGACGCACAGCGCGTAGACGTACGTCGGCGTGCTGGCTGGTCACGTCGATGGGCTTGGAGACAACCTGCAGGAGGGTATCCGCCTGCCCATAGCTCACTGCCCCCGAGCGGATGCCATTGACGTAAATCTCCAGGAGGCGACTCCCTGACTTGGGCTGCACGACAAAGGCGATGCGGTAGAACTCACCCGTGGCGAACTTGGTGACTACGATAGCACCTGACGCGGTGCGCAGCTCTGCTTGCTTACCCGTGACGATAAATCCGACCCCCTTGTCGTCAAGGCAGGAGACGACCGCTCCCGTCGATGAGAGGACGTTGTCGGTGCGAAGCTCCAGCTCGATCGTACCGCCAAGACCCATCGGGTCGGTGGCAAAGAAGGTCGCAGGAATAGTGATGGATGAGCCGTTGACAAGCTGGAGCGACGAGCCGTCCCAGCCACCAGCAGCCCAGTCGAACTGACGGAAGGTGGTGGAGATCCCGCTGCTCTTCCATGTGGCAGGATTAGCCTCGGAATTACTGCGGCCGAGTGCTGAGAGGGCGAGGGTCACGCCGTCGGTGACCTCCCCTACGTTGACGTGACCTTCGCGCACGGAGATGGTGAGGTCATAGCTCACATCAAGGCGCGTGGATAGGCGCGCAGGGATATCCCCTGCAACGACGCTGCGTGAGGTGTAGACCTCAGCGCCTCGGCCCATAGAGAGCGACAGTGCCTCGGCATCGCCTACCTGGAGCGATAGGTCTGCGGGTTGTCTCTGGGGGTCATAGAGGGCATAGCTAAAGCTGTAGCTCGCAAACTGCTCTGCGTCGAGTCGCGGTGAGAGGTGCTCCTCGGCTGGGAGGATATGCCCGTCGTGTCGACGTAGCATGACTCCGATGCGGGGGAGGTCCTCCGTCTTACCGACGTAGTAGTCGAAGTAGATGCTCTCACTACGGATCTCCTTAGCTCCAATAGTGAGTTCGGCGATGAGCTGAGCTGTGTGACGGCCCTCGTGTGCCCCCTGGAGGGGTACCTGGAAGGTGCCGTTAGTCGTACCCGCGCGTGTGACGCTCTGAACGCTGTAGCTCACCCCATCGATGTAGAGGGTGATGGTCTTGTTGCCCACCCCAGTGACAGCATAGGGGATGGCAAGGATGTCCGAAGAGCTATATCCAGGAAGCCCAGAGGAGAGAGAGTAACTGGAGTTAAGCGCAAGAGCGTAGACGGCTACCGAGGTGGCGATCGTGCGCTTTTGCGTCTTGCCCTCGGCGTTGGTGGCTGTGGCGAGTATCTGCACGTCGACTGTCCCTGCCGTGGGGAGGTAGGGGGGGAGGTCAAAAGGGTACGTCCCCCCCCA